CTTGAATCCGCTGGCAAAGCTATTTCTGAATTCCTCCCTGCTGCCGCACAGAGCTTTGGTCAAATGGCTGCTGGAGGATATGAGTTAGCAAAAGAAGCTGTTGTAAAACCTGTAGTTGTTGGTGCTGGATATCAACTTGGTTTAGCTTCTTCTGAAGAAGCGCAAAAAGCACTCACAGGAGTAAAGCCAGCAGTTCGATCTGCCGTCTCTGGTGTTGCTTCAGATATTGAAGATACAGCAAATCTTGCAACGCGAGCATTCATGTTTGGAACTTCTTTTACAGATAAACTTCAAGGTTTATCTGCTGACGAAAGATTTAAGCGTTATCGGTTACGTGAAGATATGCGTAATGTTGAGCAGGCATGGAGAGAACAAACTCCAGATAGGGCAGCGGCATTGCTTGCAGAAAATCCAATTCTTAAAAAGATGGCTGGAGTTGCAGCAAAAATGCAAGGTGCAACTGAAGAAGAGGCAAAGGAAGCAGAAAAAGCCTATTCAGAATTGGTTTTAGAATCTGGTCTTACTAAAGATGAATTAAATCAAAACATTTCTGCATTTGGAGAATTCTTGTCTCCACTATCAATTCCCGGCGCAAATCTACCAACAAAAACAATTGGTAAATACACAGGAAAAGCAGTTCAAAAAGGTGGAGAGTTAGCATTAAAAGGAGTTGTAAAACCACTTGCGATTGGAGTTGAAAAAACAGCAGGATTAACAGAAAAGGGAATCGCTGGAGTCCAAACTGGAATAAGTAAACTTGGTGAATATATAACTGGAGATCCAGATACTCTATTGAGGGGGGGATCTATAGCTGGTCTTATATCTGCACCGCAAATTACTGCCACTATTTTAGCGGCAAAACCAGCAGCAATAGCCACAAAAGAAGTTGCTAGGACTGTTAAAGACATTGCATCTCAAGTTGATGTTGGTGGTGCTGCTGGCCGCAGAGGATTGTTTGAACGTGCAGGAAGAGCGGCGGAATCTAGCACATTGACTAAAAAACTATTTAGTCCAGAGGCAAGGGGTGGTCTTGGACGAGCAAAGACAGCAGACTGGATTACTAGGCAATCAAACGCAATTGTTCAACAAGGCGTCAATGGTTCTGTTTTAAATACGATGTTAGGTCTTCCAGACATTGAATCCGCTGAACAACTTGGTCAGGTTGCTGGGTCTGGTTTTGGAATCGGCGCATTGGCTGGATCTCGTTTAATGGAACGAACTGGTGCTATTATTGATCCAAGAACGGGTCTTGCACAGAAAATTGACACTATCATAACTCCAGATCCTAATGCTATTCGTGCTGATGAAGACGCAGATATTAAGAGATTCCTTTCTTCAGTAGATCCAGAATTGGTTCCAAAAATGGAAAAGTTAGGGAATATTGATGAACGCAAAAAGGCAATTCAATCTAAAATTGATAACCTAGAAAAACAAAAAGATATTACTTTTGGGCCAGAAGTTGAATTAATTAAGGAACGAATTGAAAATCAAAAAAAGCAACTTGAAGCACTAAATAAATCTACTCCAGAAACTCAAAAGGAAGTATTGCGACAAGTTCATTTGGCATTTGCTGATGAAATGGATCTTGCAAAAACAACTGGAAAAGCAGCGGGTTTAAATAACATTCAAGTCAAGATTCTTGATCCGTCTGAAATGGAAGGATTTTTCCGTAATGCATATGGTGCTACATTAACTGATGCAGAAAGTGTTGTTGCAAACTTAACTGGGAAAACAGATTTAAGCCCACAAGAAAGTGAAAACCTAGTAAATGCTAGGAAGATTGTAGATAGATTTTTTAATGAAGTTGCTGGAGCGCAATCTGCTCGTGGACTTGCTATTTCTGAAAGCAACGACTTGGATGGAAGTGAAACTCCAGCATTCATGCGAAAGCAGAATCTGCAAGGCGCAACTATTGTAATTAATAGCGATTTGGTAAAACAACTTTCAGATGAAGGATTTAATATCCGAAATGTAGTTGGGCATGAAATGCAACACGCATTAAACCAATTTACAGAAGTTCGTGACATGATTGCTCCTATTCGTAGGGAGTTGTTTGATCAAAATATTGTTAATGAAGACGGAACTATTAATAAGGTTACGCAAGGAATTTATTCTGACGATAAACTAGATGAATTTGCAAATAGATATGCCGCTGCAATGTCACCATCTGATAATGGAGAATCATTTAAAGCGCAATTTGCTGATCAGAATAAGTTGCGAGCATATATTAAAGAAGAAATCTTATCTGAAATTGTAGGTCGGTCTGGAAATGTAAGTGGAGGAACCCGTGCTGGACTTGATTCTATTGGAAGACAAGTTGTAGATTGGATTGAAGTAAGCACACAGAATGGTGCTTTAAAGGCTATTAAGGAAACCTTACGCAAAGGCGGAATTATTGTTGATGATAGCGGTGATATATCCACCATTCTTGGAGCAGAATTGACTCCAGAATCTCTAGCGATGATTCGGCAATATCAACGCCAGCTAAAGAATCTAAATCAAAGCATGGTCTACGAGGATGATGCAAGAAAAGAAGAAATAGAGATTCCAGTTACAAAAATTCTTTCTGATCGCTCATTGCAGCAAAAATTTAAGAATTCAGATATTTTTGAAAAAGAGCAGGTTGCAACAATGACTGCTCCAGATGGAAGTAAGCAGGAAATACTTCTCCCGCCTGACGCTGGAGTTGATCCATTTGTTGGAACATATCAAATCCAAGGCGGACAATTAGTGGACGAAAATGGAACTCCAATGAACCTTGGGCCTCAAATTACATTTGGAACTATGCCAGATGGAACAAGGGTAGAGGTTGGAACACGAATTGCTCGTAATGTTGATGGAAGTCCAAAGATTCTTTCTAATCGTGAGGTGGAAGCTCGTTCACGGAATCGAGGAAAGATAATCCGTAATGCTATCGACTCTGCTTTATCAAAAGGCGCATTGCAGTTGGAAGATACTGGTAACGGAAATTATCGTGGAGTAATGAGCGAATCACAAGTTAATGCCGTTCTTGCGCTTCCAAATACTATTGTTTCGCCAAATCTTAAACGCCAGATTCTATTTGTTAATGAAATCCTTCGCAAAAAGGATGGGACTAGAATGTGGATGGAATATCAAGCCACTATGCGCGGCGGCAAGGCTAGGGCATTATCTCCGCAAATCCGCGATGAAATCCCAATTGGATTTCAATTTTCTAAACAAGGAAACTTCCTGATTACAACTATGTCTGTAAGTAGGATGCATGACAAGATGAATGCTTGGCTTGCTAAAAAACCAGAAAATTTAAAGCTGTGGAATGGTGATACTACAGAATTTTGGAATGATGTAATTAAAGTTCTTGATAACCATTCTAAAGGTCAAGTTGGTCAAACTGGTCTTGATCCAGATCCTGCTGTCGCAATTGAAAAGAAGAATGCTGTAAACGATTTATTCAACGTTTGGAATGCTGATACTAAAGCGGCCAATCCCCGCAGGACTAAATTGCCAGTTCAAAAAGGAAAAGACCCAATTGATGTTATTGTTCGTTCACGAAGGATTGATCGTATCAACCAATATAACGAGTCTGCCTTGCAAAAGATGCCATTCAACTATGAGTTGAATACGCAAAACTATATGCCAGCGGAAAATCCATTAGCTGGTTTTCAGACACCAGAGGATTTTTCAAATGAACTTCCATCTGTAACCGCTGAAGAGATTCGCAGCGCAATAAATACTGGAAACCTAGATCAGCTTGAATCCAAATTGCGTGAAAGTGATGATTTAAAACCAGCGGAATCGCTAGATGAACAAAACGGAAATATCCGAATTGTTTCGATGTTTGACGCTGAATTCATGCCGGAAGAGTCTTTGGATTTTGTTGATTCTAAAACTCAATTCATGCCTGCCGAAATCGAAGCACCCTCTGGCGAGCGTGGATTCCAAAGCAAATTGCAGATTGAAATCCAACGCAATTTCAAAGGCGCGAAGGCAACGCCAGAGCAGTTAAAGGCAGTTTTGAACAACCCGCAGAATGTCAAAGCGGAGGAGGTTAAATGGTCAGGAGTCAATGACGCAATCGACAGGCTTGCAAGCGAGAATAACGGCAAGGTTCCTGTGCAGGAATTGCTGAATTATCTGCGCGACGAGGGGCAGGTTAAGTTTGAAGAGGTAACACTTGGCGGCAAAGAACCATTTGATGCAAATCGTCTTGCTGAACTTGAGGCTGAATATAAAAATCTAAAAGATCATCCTATTGATGATCCATCATTTGGCGAAGAGAAGTATGATGAGTTGATTCGCTTGATGAATATCAGGGATCAAAGTACTACTGACACGCTTTACGAAGAGGCTGAACGAGTGATAAATTTAGCTCAACAGGCTCAAAGGCGTGGTGATAAAAAAACTGCTGAAAAGTATTTTAAAGAAAATGAATTCTTAAATACCCGAGCCGAGAAATTAGATTTGCAAGGCGAAGGATTAACTAAACCTCCTAAATTTGGCAAATACCAACTTTCTGGCGGTGAAAACTATCGCGAAGTTGTGATGGCAATGCCATATGATTTGTCTCGTTCACAAGCAAAAATAGACGCTATCAATAAACGCAGAAAAGAGATTTTAAATATATCAAAAGAACAAGATTTATTTAAACGCAGTCAAACTGATCCAGATGCAAAAGCGTTAAATGATGCTTTGACGGCAGAATTTGTTGATCTTGGCAAACAAGCAGATCAATTGAATGCAGATATTAGAGATGGAAAAACAGGAGAACAATACACTTCATCTCACTTCTCCGACATTCCAAACTATGTAGCGCATATGCGTCTCAACGAGCGCACTGACGCTGAAGGCAACAATGGATTGTTTATCGAGGAATTGCAATCTGATCGGCATCAGGCGGGTAGGGAAAGAGGGTATGAAGGTGACATTAAACCTATTTCAGCAGAAGAAAATAAACGATTGTCTCAATTAACAAGAGAACTTTTCGAGCTTGAATATAATGGAATTGATGAATCAAATCCTACTCAAGAATTTATCGAATTAAATCGTGAATATACTGAACTTTCAAATAGGTCTGAAAAATATATTAAATCAAATGTTCCAGACGCTCCATTCCGTAAAGACTGGTCACTACAACTCTTCAAACGCGCATTGCGCGATGCCGTGGAGTCTGGCAAGCAATGGATCGGTTGGACTACTGGAGACACGCAAGCAGAACGCTATGATTTGAGTAAGCAGATTGATCGCATTGATTATTCTGTAGACGAAGATGGTCTTTTTTCAGCTTCTGCAATCAAAGGAAAATCAGAAGTATTTTCAAAAGAAGGAATGGAAATTCCTGAAGTAGAAGCAACATTTGGAAAAGAGATTGCTGAAAAAATGCAATCCAACAAAGGCAAGAAGAAAGAAAATGATGATCGGATTGAATTCCGTTCCCTTGCTGGTCTTGACCTAAAAGTTGGCGGCGAAGGCATGAAAGGATTTTACGACACGATCCTGCCTAAAGAGCTTGGCAAATATGTTTCCAAGATGGGTGGGAAAGTAGTGAAAAGTAATATCATCGATAGTGAATCCTCAAATATTAATGACGAGGCTTACGACACCCGCCCACAACGCGATAATTTAGACCTATGGGAAGTTATCGACAATCGGAGGAAAGTCGTTCGTGGGGGATTTTCCACCTTGGATGAAGCGGAGTCATTTATTGTGACGCTTACTAAACCAACCACCCCAATCTGGCGAGTAAACATCACGCCGCAGATGGAGAATGTTGTTCGCGCAGGGCAGTTGCAGTTTATGCCTGCTGAACAGACTATAAATAAAGTTCCAACTCAAGAGGAACTTGATGCAATGAAGGCACTATTGCCAAAATATACATCAAAATTAAGAAATATTAATAAAAATGTAAAATATATTACAGTTTATGATGAAAATGGTAGAGAGGCAGGTGATGCTGAAATATATGTAAATAAACGAGATAATTTTATTAGTATAGAATGGATTGATACAACACTACAAAAAAATAAAGGATTCGGACAGGCATTGTATCGAGAAATAGCAAAGTATGCTCAACAACAAAATATTGATACAATTGAAGGTGAAATCATAAATAAAAAAGCGGTAAAGCGAAGAGAAGAATTATTTGAAACAATTTCAAAATCAGAAGGAACTCTTGAGGGGGATTATGATGAAGACCCTAATAAAGGATATTATGCAGACTTGACCAGCAAAGTTCCATCTGACATTCGTTTCATGCCTGCTGAACAAGGAGCAGAACCAGAAGGTTTGCAGAACATCGAACTACCTACGCAATACCGCAGGATTAGCGATATGATTCCGCCTTTGCGTGATATTGAGCCTCCTGTGAGGGCCAAAGCTATGTTGCCTGATATGGAGCTGGAACCTACTATTGGAGAAAAATTGCAAAGTCCTCCAATGATAGGTGCTAATACCTCCGAAAAACCTATACAATCTTCTGACATAATCACTAGCGCAAAACCTGCTCCAGACGCAGTTATCAAGCCATTCTCCAATGCTTTAGTGTCATCCGTTGGACTCATTAACTTCCTTCCTGCTTATCATGGCACTCCATTTGAAGTGGACAAGTTCAAGCTGGCAAACATTGGAACTGGCGAGGGAGCGCAGGCTTATGGATGGGGGCTTTACTTTGCACAGGCAAGAAAGACTGGAGAGAAATATCGAAATGATTTGTCTGGATATGATGAATTAACAATTTTTACTGATAAAGGCAAAAAGAAAGGTCAACAATTAGATGACCTTGATATGGAAGCTGCGAAATATCTTGAATCTGGAGCAAGAACAGCAGGACAATTTAAACACAATACTGTTTACTACGCAAAACAAGCCGCTGAACGAGATGGCAAACAAGATGTTGTTGCACGAATTGATGAATATGGCAGAGATGCAAAAGTAACTTACGAAAAAAATCTTGGCAATCTTTACAAAGTTGACATTGATGTAAAAGACGAGGACTTGCTTGATTGGGATAAGCCATTGAGTGAGCAAAGTAAGAAAGTGCAGAAAGCTCTTGCTGAAATGAATGCTGATTATCGTTCAGATAGCGATGAGTATGATTCAAACGAACAAGGGCAAATAACATATAGTAGACTTGGCAATCCTCAAGAAGCATCCAAAGCACTTCTTACAGCAGGCATTCCCGGAATTCGCTACTTTGATGGAACATCGCGTAAACAAGGTCAAGGCACTTACAACTATGTCGTATTCGACGAGAATCTGATCACAATTCTTGACAAGAACGATAAGCCAGTTCAAGACGAGTTGCCTAGAGCAACTGGCTTGCAGTTCTTGCCAGCGGAGGGTGCTAAAAAAGGAAAGACAACCAAAAAAGAAAAAGGGAAGAAGAAGGAACCCCAAAAACAATATATCACAGTAGATTCTGGAGATGATGAAACAGTTCCTGTTTTGCAAGAAATACGAGATGGCAAGCCATTAACCGATCCAAAGGGGGACGCTAAATTTGTCCAACAAAAATACAATCTTCTTTCATCTCCCTTTATAGATAATTACTCTGGCGAAAAACCAGAGGATACGACAAAGCCGAATTATGATCAACTCGCTTATGATGTAAGCGGAGTAGCACAAAAGAAAATCAACGCCGCAATTGATTCTGGTGCTGTTGATGCTGTTGCAAACATAATGGTCAATAAGACCAATGAAGCAATGAAGAATGCTGATATAGCGGCAGGTTCTGGCTGGTATAGCAGAATGCGTGAAAATCTTTTAAATGCATTGGGAGTAGAGGGAAGAGAATTGCTTTCACAATTACTTGGTGCAACTAGCGCGAAAACCCCAGTAAATGAAAACTTTCTTCAGGCTATGGATGGATATGAAGGCATTAAATCTGGAAGATATGATTCAAATAGAAAAGCATATCTTGAAATGATGGATGCTGAAAGTAAGAACGAATTAAACGATCTTATTGATAATAGGAATTATATTGCTGTTATAAAGAACAAGATATCAGACCTTAACAAAGCATCCAAAAAAGTAACTGGCAAAAAACAAAAGGTAATCCAATCAGAAGTTAAAAAGCTAAAAGACTTAATAGCTATTAAACCAGAAGATAGAACTAAAAAGAATAGGTTTTCAATTGTTATTAATGCTTCTGGATTAATGCCATTAAGGTCAAATGGAAAGAAGTTTAACGCAAACTCAATGGCAGTAATGAAAGTTATTGCTGGAACTTGGTTGGATAATCGTAAAGCACCAAAGACTCCAAACTTTGCAGGAAACCTATCTGGCAGGACTGTTCAAGCTACCATTGATGTTTGGGCGGCAAGATTCATGCGTCAGATATTGCACGAAGGATTTGGAACTCCTTGGAGAATTCAACCCAAATCAGAAACTGGTGTAACCAATGAGGACTTTGCTTTAGGTCAGGTTATAATGCAACGAGCGGCAAAGAAATTAGGAATGAACCCAGATGATTTACAGGCTATTTTATGGTTTGCAGAAAAACACAATTGGGATGATCGTGGATGGACTGGATCAGAGGGAGCAGAAAAATCTAGCTTTGATGAAATCTTTAGTGTATTTTTCCCCAAAGGTAAAAAACCTTTGACATTTTTAGAAGCATCCGAGGTTCTAAAATCTCAAAAAAATAAAGACGAAACAATGGATGAAGACATAGATGAAGACATAGATGAAGACGATGGAGAATAATGAAAAAGATTTAGCGGAATATGCTAAATTAATGCGAAATCTTCCGATCCACACAGAAGATGATGATAAGGATTTAAGTGAAGCACTTGACGAGGGGGCTGATTTAAATGAACTATTGATGGAAATAGAACAGATAGAAGAATAAACCTATGCCACTACGAAAATGTGCATCACAGAATTGCTTTGAACGCAATCTAAAAACTGAAATGAAAAGCGGTAAAAGCAAGAAACAATCCCTTGCCATTGCCTATGCCGTGCAAAAGAAAGCCAAGGCAAAAAAGAAATAATTTTATAGCAGGCAGGTGTAAAAATTAACTGATGAGCGGCAGTGGATCTTGGATTCGACCCGCCACATCGAACTGGGGGGACTCTGGGTAGTCCGCAAGTTTGGCAACCCCACACCTGAAAATGGGATGCATACCAGTCCCTGCTATCCTTTAATAAATATGAAAAACACAAAAATCGTAAAAGGAATCGGAAGCGAAATGTGTGGGTACGAGGATCGAGAAGATCGTTGGTTGCTCCACTTGTCTTGCGTGGTTGATCGAGCCTGTAGTTTGTTTTGGACACGCACTCCAGAACGGGAAAAAATTCAACGCGAATTTCTCGCCAAACGATATGGCTATTAAAAAAAACAACCACCCAGCATTTCCAGTTTCGTACTTTGCAGGAGACTCCAAAACCAGTGCCGTCAAGCCAAATTCTGGCATGGCAATTCGTGATTATTTTGCTTCCGCTGCATTGAGGGGATATCGAGCGAGCGAAGAATTCTCTGGAGAGTTGCCAGAGATTGTGGCAGAGTTATCGTTTGTTGACGCTGATGCCATGATGATCGAGCGTGAAAAAAATACACACAATCAATAAAAATATAATACATACAACTAATAAAAATATGTCAGAAGAAAACACACCAAAACAAGCAGGCGAGGAAGAGACGCAGAAAGCAATTGACGCAGTCCTTTCTCAAATCGATCTATCCAAAATTACGCAGCACGATGTTTACCATGACGTGATGCGAACGCTCCAAGAGACGAGTTTCAAATTCGTCCTAGCAGCAAAATTGATGGAGCATATTTTCGTTCGTGATGGGGTTTTCAAAACGAAGGAGCAGGAAGATGAGCCGTCACAAAATTGACAACAATGAGTGGCACAGAAACGGCAAGGGAGATAAGCCTCGCACCAAAACTTGGAAGCGAGAATATCAAGACAACTACGATGAGATCGATTGGTCTTCCATCCGACGAAAATCCAAAAAGCGAGACGACGATGAAGATGATAATTCCTGATTCTGTGCGGCAATTTTTGTCCGAGATTGGACGCAAGGGTGGATGTGTTTCTACCGAAAAAAAAGTTGAGGCAGCTAGAGCAAATGGCTTGAAGGGTGGCAGACCAAAAAAGATGGTAGCCTGCGGAGCTTGATTTTATCGGCATCTGCGGGTGTCAATAGAATAAAGTAACTTTTTTTATCTTACCGAAAAAAATACCGAAAATATTTGTTGCATAACCCAAGCGGCTTGGTATTGTCATCTCCATCGAAGCCACCACGGCGACGACGAAAACCAAAAACCAAAACGACAAAATGACAACAGCAACACAACTCAAAGCAGGCACAGAAACAGGTTCATTGATGAATCACATTATCAGCGGATGCCGGATGTCGGCTCCAGAAACAGGAATGGGTGCAACGATCCTTGGCTGGACTGATCGCCGCGCCTGCACAATTACCCAAGTGAGCAAGAGCGGCAAACGCGTCGGGATTGTTGAAGACATTGCAACCCGTGTTGACGAAAACGGCATGAGCGACTCCCAAGAATACTCTTTTGAGCGTGGGACGGGATCGCCGACATTTTTCACCCTTCGCAAAAATGGCGCATGGGTTCGCCAAGGCGAATCAATTCGCGGCCAGCGCCTCGCAATCGGCAATCGTGATCACTACTACGATTTCTCGTTCTAACAATCCACCCGGCGCGGGTTCGATCCCCGCGCCACCAACCAACTCGAAAACAAAAACCAAATAAAAAAATGAAAACATTGAGCAAAAAAACCATCACAGCAGTTGCTAAATACGGAAAAGAATTTTGCATCTGGGCGGCACAAGAAAACAAAGATGGTAACGGAGCAAATACCATCTCGTGGAGTTTCCCGAAAGATAGCGGATTGCAAGGCAAGACACGATCAGCAGATGCCGCAATCAATGCAGGATACGAACTTCTCAACAACTAACCAAGTTCCTCCCAGAACAACCAACCAAATGAAATTCAAATCATCCACGCATTATAAAAACGCTTCGCACACGAAATTGGTGGAGGCACTACAGGCAGTCATTGACGCATATGGTCACAAGGATTCGTTGCTCATCGACCAGTGCAAAGACGCTTTAAAATCGGCTGGAATTTTTCTAAAAAAATCCTATTGACGATCCCAACCTGCTTTGATTATTCTACAACCCTAATGAACATCACAGACCTCATCAACCAACTCGCAGAAAAAGCCGCTCAAGGAAACTGGATCCCCGCTTGCGGTGGAACCGAGGTTCCATTCAAATCACGTTCTGGAAAAACGCTCTTGTATTGCTGGCAGCAATCCACGGGAAGACACGCTTACCTCGATTGCGGATCAGATTTGATCCTGTCTGACGAGGAAGCACGGAATGCACTTGCTCTTTTCTAATATGAGCCTCATCGAAACATTCACTTCAACTCCATTGCTTGTGACGCTCCAGCATTGCTGGCAGGCATTCATTGCAATCGCTCCAGCATTTGGACTACTCGGATTAACCTTTCTACTGACCAAAAACAAATGAGTGCTATTGAAAAAACACAACACACTTGCCTGCCTCCAGAGGCATATCTGCGAATCATTCGGAATTGCAACAACACGGAACCAAAATTCCGCTCGTCTATTTATCCATCAAAACCTCAACCAACAAAAAAGTGATAACAACAATCGCCGTTTCCATTGCCGTAGCCTATGTGGCTTTCAAATTTGGTCAGGAAGATATCCTAGCCAGATTCCGTAAATACTGCGAAAAGCGAAAACAAGACGAGGACGTGTGTTCCAAGTTTGATCGATTCGACAACTTTTAATCTCCCCAAAACAACAAACCAAATGAAACACGTAACACTAATACTAACCCTGTCACTCTGCGCTTGCAGCATGACCAAGGAGACATACACGGAGAAACGAGAACTCCGATATCGGAAAGGCACATATCCTCACATGAAGGATTTCTACAACCAACCCGCAACAATCGTTCAGGCACAACCTGCCGTAGATATAACGCACGGGGATATGCCGTCATTCGACAATAGCACAGACCAACTAGAATCACTCCGCAAACAGAACGCAATCCTACAAGAACTCGCAGTCAATAAAGCACTCCAATCAGCACTATGAAAAACATAGCATCAGCATTAGTCAAAGCGCAGAGGGCATTCGGCCCAGCACTCAAAACATCAACCAACCCTCACTTCCGCTCGCGGTACGCAGATCTGTCTGCTTGCGTCGAAGCTGTCATGGGTGGTCTAAATGACAATGGAATCGCATTGGTTCAACAGACTCACGAATGTGAATCTGGTGTTCTTGTCGAAACTCTATTCATCCACGAATCTGGCGAGACATTTTCAGCAGGGAAACTGCACGTTCCAGCCAGCAAGAATGACGCAATGGGATACGGGTCTGCATTGACCTATGCAAGACGTTACTCACTTATGGCAGCGTGTGGCATTGCACCTGAAGATGACGATGGTCAGGCAGCATCTCGCGTTGTTCCGCAAGCTAGGACAACAGTCACAAAGGTCATAGCACCCGCAACCCCAAAGCAGGATCCAAATTGGTTTGCAAAAGTGGAGTCAGTAATTGGATCCAAGGCTGAATCGGCTTCTGCATATCTGGTCACGAAAGGCGAGATCAAAGAAGGGCAATCATGGAGCGACCTTCCATCTGGCAAGTATCGTGACAATCTGCTCGTTTCTCCAGAGAAGTTCTTGTCGGCAGTTGCAAAGTGGGAGGCATCGAAATGATCCGACATTCATTGCTACCTAAACTAGCACAATGTCCATGTTTCGAGTCAGCGGGGGGTAGCTCCCCTGCTGCGTCTCGCGGGACTCAAATGGATGAGGCATATCGTGAAATGTTTCAAGCCAACAGCAAGCCGTTTAAAAAGCTAAATGCTACGGATGCTGATGCAGTCATGTGGGCGATTGAGACGACACGGACGATTGCTGGAGGGCATGAGGTGATAACAGACGAGGATAGCTTGAAGGTTAAGACGCCGGGGATCGATCACATTGGAACCGAGGATTGCCGAATCCCAGCTATTCATACCTCCCTAGACTTAAAATCAGGAATCGAGCGTTCATACTACGAGCAGCAGTGTGCCTATGCCTACGGGAACATGGCATCCAGTTATGACTTTGACACAGGTGAATACGCTATTCGGGAATGGACTACGCACCTGCTGTTCTGCGACCAAGAACGGGTGGTGACGCACACTTGGACAATTGACGAGGCAAAGACAATCGTTGAAGGAGTTATCGCCGCATATAACGATCCAGACAAAACCCCAACCGCTTGCGATTATTGCAAGTGGTGTAAAAAATCCACCACTTGCGAACAAATAACCGCTCCAGTTGCCAACACACTAGCGGTTGTTCAAAGCGACATACAGACTAACCTCGCGCAAATGCAGGAGCATCTCGCGGCAGATACGAATCGACTCTCCACGTTTGTAAAACAGAGCAGTATTTTCAACGCATACCTAGTCGATTGGGCAAAGGACTTGCTCAAGGAAAAATTACAAGCTGGAGAAAAGATTACTGGCTGGAAGTTACAACGTCAGAAAGGACGTGAGACATTTCCTGCGGAGGTTATCGAACACATCGGTAATTGCACCGAAATGTCACTTTCCGACAGCATTAAGCTATTCGGAGGTAGCATCTCTGTTACAAAAATGCAGCAATATTGTAACCAAGTTGGATATGACATTTCAACAATTACTCCAGATGTAGGTAGTGAGATTGTGAAACTTGTTGAGGACAAACCAAAGAAAGTAAAACTATGAACGATCTGAACTTTGATAAGCTAACAGGTAATGGATGGAAGCAATTCAAGGATCACCTTGGACAATCGGATATCTCGTTTTACAAAACTTTCGCAGGACATGAGGAGTGCCGCTGCAACGAATGGAAAAATAAACAGGTCGAGGTTTACATCTACGATCACCGAAAGTATAGCCCAGTTGCTGGAGTTGGCTACGAGGTAAGATGCACTGGCGAATTGCCAGATGGTACATGGATTGACCTAAAATCTTACGGATTGAAACAAGACAACGTAGAAGATAAGGCAGAGGAGATTTTGTCCGTTTGGGATTGGTCTGTAAAAAACAATTTGACCAAACTTAAAAACTAGATAGTTTGAGTTAGTCTTTTGTAAGACTCGATGTTTAAGACCATCGATAAAAACCAATGAATTTGCCCTTCCTACTGCCGTTGTCGCTCGATAAACGGAGTCTTACTTTAGGAAGGGTTTTCTTTATAAAAATATGATAGTATCTCCAGACTTTCCAGATCACTGGAAAACAAGAATGTTAGTTGATTTACTCAACGATGAATCCGCCCCCGTGTATCTCATCAGGATATGGGGCCATTGCCAAAACAGGAAAACCAGCGTGTTCACAAACCTTCCAACAGCAGGGTTGAAGGCATTATGCCGATACAATGGTGACGCTGAAAAGTTTGAATCAGCATTTGTGACCGCTGGTTTCATACGCAGGGAAGGTGATAATGTTATAATTCACCAATGGGATGAGTATAACTCCTCTCTGATAGCTAATTGGGAGAATGGAAAGAAGGGTGGAAGGAAACCCAAAGCTAACCCAACTGAAACCCACGGGTTACCCATGGCTAACCCAATCGAAACCCATAGCGAACCTATGGGCAGCCCAACGCGAACCGATAAGATAAGAGAAGAGAAGATAAGAGTAGAATTGATAAGACCAGATTCTGTTCCAGAGCAAGTCTGGAACGATTTTCTTAAAATCAGAAAGGCAAAGAAATCACCACTAACCCAGACAGCACTCAACGGAATCCAACGTGAAGCTGACGAAGCTGGCTGGACGCTAGAGGAAGCAATCACAGAATGCGTCTCCCGTGGATGGCAAGGATTCAAAGCTGAATGGGTCTACAAGGCACAAGAGACTTACCAACGGGCTTGCTAATATGAAAAATACACCAATCGCAATCACCGCAGAGAAAGCGGCACTATCGCTAATCGCAATCGACCCAGAAGTTCTGCCGCATCTTTCATGGTCAGAAGACTTGTTTGCGTTCCAACAACACAAACTCATCTTCACGGCACTGGAGAGAGTCTACCAGCGGACAGGATCCACTAATGCGCTAGGAGCATTGAGCGACCTAGAAACAACTGGCAAGCTGGAATCCTGCGGAGGAAAGGAAGGCGTTATGGAAATTCTCCAGACCATTTTCCTGTCTCCCGGAGCCATGTGCATGGAAACCGCAGCCGATTATCGTCAACAACTCATCAAAGCAAAGGGGTATCGGGATGCTATCAAAACGTGGGAGGACAACCATGATGACATATGCGCGATGAAGGCAGACCTCTCTAGCCTCGCCGAATCCTTCGCCAATGCAATCGTGCCAGAAACGCAGTGCAAGGACGTTAAAGCCCATTTAAACGAATTCATGGATGATCTGGAGGACAAGACGCCGATAGAACATTTCCCAACTGGAATACCCAAGCTGGACAAGTTACTGGGAGGAGGCGCAAGACGTGGTGAGATGCTAGTGGTGGGAGCGCAGACCTCTGGAGGAAAATCAATCCTGCTTTACCAAGCGGCTCTACAAGCACTGCTCAATGGAAAATCAGTAACTATATTTTCTCTTGAGATGCCTGCGAAGGCTATTCTGCAAAGAATGGCTTCCAATCTTGTGGGAAAGACCATCCTGCCCATGCGTGAGATGGCAGGAGTCACAGAGTGGCGAGGAGTGGCATCTGCAAAGGATATCTCAAGCGCAATCATCCAACTCATGCAAATGAAACTCACGATCCGAGACGATCTCTCCGAGGTTGGGGAGATCATTGCAGAGGCATCACGACTCGCATCTCTTAACAAAGCGGATGTAATTGTTGTCGATTACCTACAAATTGTAACGATGCCGTCAGCAGACAATCGGGAGCAGGCAGTAAGTGAGTTGTCACGCCGATTGAAGCTAACAGCACTCAAGACGAATTCCGTGGTGCTGACTGCATCACAACTCAACGACGATGGTGCTGTCCGTGAGTCTCGCGCAATCGGTCATCATACGGATTTTCTTTTGATCATCTCCCATCCAGACGAGAAGAAAAAAGAACTTCCCACTTACCGAAAGAAACCAGAAACCCAATCAACTTCGCGTGTGCGGATCGACAAGAATCGGCGTGGTCAGAGAGATGTATTTGTGCCAGTAAAAATGCGTGGAGATATCTCAAGATTTGAACAAATCGATGAACACTGATTACCACTTCGACGAGGCTTGCTTGTTGCTCGATACAGCAAGCGCACTGTGGCAGAGCCGCATTAAATCTAGGTTTGCGGACGCTCAAAAAAAATACGACATGGCAATAGAAATCTACAAAAAACATTTTTCGCACATAAAAGAAAATCCTGTTGACGATTTTGAATTTTAATCTACATCTTGTGGTGTTCGATAAATAAATACACAACATCAAATGAAACGCACATGGACAATCACGATTGAGGAAGAGCGATTCGATAACGCTCGCGGAACGAAAGAATGGGGGGAATTTAAGATTACCTCCCCGGCAGAGATGGATGACAAATTCGTTCTAGCAATCATCGATCAGTTTCGGTTTGGCAACGCAACTCGCTTCGACGTTGAAAAGAAATTAGTGGGCGACAAACCAACCCTTGAATGCACCTACACAGGAAAATTCTGTTGGGGAGATTAGGACATAACATTACACTTTCTGCAATCAAATGCAGACTTGGTGGCAGCACACCACAAAAAAGCTGAATAAATAAATATAAACTAAATATAATAATATGGCAGATCAATACGACAACACGAATCGCGGTTCACTCTTCAAGAATGACCGCAAGGAACTAGACACGCATCCAGACTACAATGGCTCGATTAACATCGAGGGGCGTGACTATTGGCTTAATGGATGGATCAAGGAATCCAAGAAAGACGGCAAGAAGTTCTTTTCTTTGTCAGTTAAGCCAAAGGATCAGGACGCTGGCAAAAACGCTGTAAAAGCCAAACCTGCGCCAGCACGGGGCAAGAGCGCAGATGGAGATGAAATCCCGTTTTAACTAACGCTTTCCTCGCTATCGGAAATTCGGCAGCAGGGGACAAGGGGGTTGGCTGTGACCCCAAAAACCACAGCCACAATTTACAGGCATTGTAGCGGCAACCATGTTTGCTGGTCATCATTTGCGCCAGACCCGTAACTACATAAAAGCGGGTCACACTTTATGAAGATTATTTTAAAACAGGACGAGATTCAAATATGTCAATTGATAGGACGAATGCGTTCACTTATTGCGCGAAACAATGGAGTCATAAATGCTAAAATCGGCAATCAAGATGGAGCAGAAGCCGACGTGATCGGAATGATGGCAGAGTATGGGTTTGCAAAACTAATGAATGTATTTCCTGACATGGGCTTAACGCCAAGAAGTGGATCACCTGATGGTGTAATGCCAAGTGGAAATCGATACGACATAAAGGCATCCAAACATTTAAAAGCACGATTGTTATCCACGCTAAAGGCAAATCCAGACGTTGATGTTTATGTTCTGTGCGTTGTAGATGACAATTTACTGGATTACAAAGGCTGGGCATGGAAGGAAGAACTTATTAAACCAGAGAATATAACCAATCTAGGTCACGGAGAAGGATATGCGTTGGATCAAGACCAATTAAACAAATTCTAACACTAATGAGTGACACACCTGAAACACAAGAAGCCGTAGAGAGATGGAGGCAAGGCAAGATTAACATCTTTGATGAAATGGCTAGGCTGGAACGCGAGCGCGACGAGGCGCAAGCAACGCTCACAGACATTCACAGATGGATCGAGCGAAACCATCCAGACGGATTCATTGATTCCATGACCTTCCATCAAAATTTAGAGCGTGTCGCAGATCGTTGGTATGAGCGTCTCGACATTGTAGAACGCGAGCGCGACGAGGCGAGGGATGAACTGCGCCAATGGCAAATGCTTTGCCTGTGGGGAGGAACGCCAGAACATGTCCACGACTTTATCAAAGGACAGCAGACCCGTATCTATGAAGCGCAAGACATTGAAAAGACTTGCGAGAAACTTGAGCAAGAGCGCGACGAGGCGCGGAAGCATTTGCGAGAAATAGAAGAATACGGCACGGAGGAAATAAATGCTGCCGTCGAACTTCGCCAGAAACTTGCTCAGGCTCTTTTCGAGCGTGACGAGGCGCGAGAGATTATACGAAGGGCAAAAACTAAATTCTGCGAAGAAGGATCTGATGGAAATATAGCTTCCGATATGTTTGCAATACTTTCATTATGACAGATTACACAGCAGAGATTCAGAAAATGAAGGAACTTAATAAAGACTATCGACCTGTTGCTTTGCAGTTAGCCCTCTACTGCGCTGGCGCAATCTTTGCACTACGAGCGTCTAACAAGGAACTAGAAGAAGCACAGATCAAATCTGAAATCGTTCCAGACCCACACTCCGAACAGGTAATCGATGATCTCTT